AGCTCATTAGTTGAGCAGATAATATCTCGAACGGTAAGAACTGTTACCTTTGCTAGTCCAGTTACAGCAGTAGTAAGTACGTTAGTAGCAATACATACGTAGCTAAATGTTGTTGGGGCTGTAGCCGTAATAACGTATGTGCCATTAAACGTATCATCAACGTTAGTGATAAGTACGGGCTGACCTACAGATAGGTTGTGAGTAGCGGACGTAGTTAGTGTGGCTACGTTACTTGTAAGTATCTTGTTATTAATAGAGAACGTTTGTTCTTCATCTCCTCGTACCATCTTAATCACAGAGGCTCTTGATACACCAGCCACTGCATTAGCAGAGCTTAGAACATCTTGTAGATTAATACGGTCGTTAAATGCCACGTTGTCAAAAGCAAACAACTCTTGAATAGCAGACTGAATGTCTGCTGTAACTTTAGCTTTAACATATTGCGGTAAGATAACACAGTCAAGTTTAAGTTGAGCAGGTACGTACTTAGGTGGTTGGAATGTCAACGTTGTGCCTGGAGGAGTCTTATCTGAGAAAAAGGTATAAACTTTCTCAACTAAGTTGTTAAAGACAGTTGATGCGGTCAAACCATCAGACTGAAGTCCAGAGTCTCCATAAGGAGCTAAGTAAATAGTAATGCTGCTATAAACTTCAGCAATAGAAATTGCTTTAGCCACTCCCTGTACTTGAACAGCAAGAGATGAATAATCAGCCAACGATACAGCACGGCTTAAAGCTCTGATACTTTGCGGAGCGTTTACTCTGATAGAGTCAGTTGTTTCTGGGTCCGCTCCACCAGATGCTGCTCCAGAAATCTCACCCACGTTTTGGTTCACAACAGTCAACCCAGTTACCTGGTTTGTAAGAATGAACTTAATAGTGTTAGCTGATACGTTTCCTTGAATTCCTCCGCCTACACGGTAGGTAGCAGTAATTTGAGCACCATTAGCTGGAATACGACCGCTGATTCCATCTCCAAACGTTACATATGTAACGTTATCAGCATCAGCTTCTGCAATAAATACTGGGTCAAATTCTTGGTAATCAATTAGGTAGGGAACTTGAGAGTAGTTAACTCCCGCAATAGTTAAGGATACGCTTCCGTTAATAACTGGGCTTTGAGCTAATTCAAATATTTGGTTAGGGGTACCGTTAGATACTCCAATAACTTCATTAGTAACTGTCTCACCTTGAGTTGCAGCTACAGTTGCTGAACCGTTTAATGCCCCAACTTTTGCTGGCACAGTTACAGCCACATCTGTTTCAAATATAACCTGAGTTCTTTGTCCGTTGTTTACTACGCTAGTAGCTACCTGAGTCTTTGCTGGTACTGTAATTGGGTCCGCAGTAGAGTTCTGAAATGTAAGAAGTACAGTTGCTGGAGTTGCTCCTGTAGGAACATACCCAAGAATTTTTGCAATATTAAGTACGCTGCTTTTCTGGCTAGCGGTAGACAAAAATGACTCATTAAGTGAACGGTCAATATAAAAGTTTAGCTCATCAGCAACATATGAAAACAGTTCAATCAGTGTCATACCAAAGTCTGAAGGGTCGCGGTTAGTCCACTGAGGCGCAAAGTTAGGGATAAGGTTGATTAAGTCTGCTCTTACAGCTTCGTAATCTCTAGATGTATAGTCTACTTGAGGCACAAAGTTATCAGCCATTTGTTGGTATCTCCCTTATAATTTCCCCTGCTCTTGTAAGCAAGTCTGTTTTTATGTTTAAATCTTGGATAATGCTGTCGCCACCCATATTATAAAATACTTCAAACTCTAACCCATTATCTGTAACAGTTGGGTTAACGCTAATTAATGTAAGGTATGGAAACCATGTAGTAAAACATCCTGAAACGGCATTTTCCACATTAGCAATTGCGTCATTTTCATTTTCAAAAGCCGCTCTATGAACATAAGAACCGTAGGTCGGTCTCATTACTCTTTCATCAAAGCTAGTCATTACAGCTAAAACTACTCTGTCTTGAATAATCTTTTTCAAGTCTGTTGTGTAAGAAATTTCTCCAGCACTATTAAAGGAGAAGGGCAGGGATATAGCGCGTTGTTCAGCCATCTAACTCAACTCCCATCCATACTGGATAATTAGGGTCTCCGCCTATAAACATAACCCATACTTTTTGACCAACTCTAGGTACAAGTCTATGGGGTGTATGCTCAGGAGTCTGGTTTGTCTCTTGGTCATCATTCCATTTTTCGTCTTTATCCTCGGCAGTTTCGTGCTCATGGTCAAGGCTAAGGCTGTTACCTGTGTGGTTATTAGTATGAGTTAAAGTCTGGGTAGCGCTGAAGGTATGAGTGTGGGAACCAAAGGTGCTTACCGTTGCTCCACCTGTAGTACCTGATACCGAAACTGAGTGGTCTCCATGAGCATTAAGCAGGGCAGCTACCTCAGCCGCCAAGTGCTTTTTATGGTCAGGGTGGTTAGAGTTAGCAATTACTGGAAGGCATGGTCTAGCCCACTCAGTAATCTCCTGCCCCATAACCTGGGGAACTTGAAGCTTGATACGGCTATCGTTTTCTGGGTCGTCAACGTCAGCGCAGATACCTTGATAGATACCGTAGAACTTTAACTCATCCATTAATTAGCTTTCTTTTGCAATCTTGTAGTAATCGTTTGAGGTCTTCTTTTCTCTACAAACGTCACCTTTTTAACAGGTGCTGTTGTTTTCCATAAAGAAGGGGCTCTAACACCAGCCACTGGTTTTGCTCTGTTTCCTATCTTACCAAAGCTTACCGTATTACGTTTATTTGATACAACGTTATTTTTTATTATTTTAGACTTTGGAACCACTTTAGTTTGTTTAATTCCAGGGTCAATTTTTCTTATCTTAGTTGATGGTGGCACTGATACCAAAGACCCGCCAAAACTTACAGCTTTACCTAAAGAGTCTGTACCTAGAGATAACTCAGTTACATAAGAAAATACGTTAGTTTCTGTTTCAATGAACTTATGCTGAGTACTAAGGATTACCCAGTAACCGCTGTAAGTAGAGCCAATGCCTTCTAGGTATACAGGCATGTTAGGTCGTAGGTCTGGTTCTCCAAGAGCAATAGCAGAAGCTCTATATGGAAAAGAGGCACGTAGGTCTGCCGCTTCGGCTTCATACGCAGCTATCTCAGCATTAGGAGCAACAATTGCTGTATTAAAACGGTCAAACATTTCAAATTGAGTTATAGCTTTTGTTTTAGCAGGTCGCTTTTGTTTAGTAATAGATATTGGAGACTTTGCTAGTCTGTCCACTCCCTGCACTGCATGAGCAGCCTTCATGTCGTCCCCATCAAATGATATTGACTCACTAATAATGGGTTTGAAGCTGTACAGGTTAGACCCATCAGTGCTGCTTTCGTCTCTCATTACAAGTGTAGAAGCTTCACTTCTATAGTTTTTAAAGTCTTCCATCATAGGTTCAAAGTAAATCTCTGTGTTTTGGGTTCTAATTGTGTAACCAATTTGTTTAGCTAGTCGTACCAACATCTGCCAATCGGTACTTCCAGTGTGTGAAATTTGTTCAAAAACACGTGGGTGAGGCACCCCGTAATAAGTAAGCCCGTGCTTTGAAGCAAGGTCTCTAACCACCTGGTCAGCTGTGTGGTCCCTATAAACTTTTTGAGAAGCTTGCTTTAAAGGAAAAGAACCACCAATTAAAACAACTTCTGTAAATGCAGTTCCAGGAGTTCTATTAGGTTCAATGTGATGAATGTACCCGTAAAAATTTCTTCTAGAGGTTGCTCCCTTAATGCTAACAGATACGGGTGACCCTGGTTTTACAACGTCGTAGTCAACATCCCAATCTCTAAACATGATGCTCATCATTTCATGCTCATAGTTTTTTTGATACAAAGTAGCGCTGTATACTCTTTTAGGAAAATCTACAGAGTCTTCAAAGTTAACTGAGATATAACTAAACACTAGGAATCCTAAGTATTGTTCCAGTTGGAATGTTTGTAAAGTCTTTTATCTCTGGATTAAACTCAGCAATTACCCACCAAAACGATGGAGTTTTGTAGTACTTATAAGCTAGGGTATCTAACCTTTCACCGTCCAAATAATAATGTGAAGCGTATGTAACTACGCCTAAGTCAGTCATTGTGTAAAAAACAGTTGGGTTCTCATCCCCGTTTTCTTTTGTTGAAAAGAAATCAATAAGAGAGTACTCGTACCTAGAACCTGAATAAATAGTCACAACGCCTCCTAGATAATTGTAGAACCAGCAAAACAGTCAACACTAAAGCTAACTGAGGTACGGATAGGAATCATTTCTTCTGTAAACATCGTATGGCTAATAGACAGGTTTGTAATCCAACCAACATAAGAAAGCGCTGTCTTTGCGTTTTCTCCAAATCTAAAAGCTAATAAAGTTGGAGACAAGAATCCAATATCCGCGGTCTCTTTACCTAAAAGAGTTTTCCACGAACCCGCGTTTGTACCTGTTCCATTAATACATTTAAATAGGTATTCTAAATCAGCCATAGTTCCATATGTATGTAGGTCATAAAGCTTTTTAACCTTAGACTCTGTTGCTGAACCTTCAACATCTAATCCGTATTTATACTGTTTTAATAGTTCTTTGCTGTAAGTTGGGTAAGCAACTCTAGAGCCTTTTTCAGCTCCACCATTAGCAGCACGATTAAACAACGCAAAATCATTAACTCTATCTAAAATAATAGTAAAAGATAAAGACTCTTGTCCAGGAAACGCTCCAGCCACACCGCGTAAACGGTCAGCATTAGATGGAGTTACATCCATGTTTCGAGCAACAGATACTTGAATCTGGTCTGGATTCCATAAGAATTGAAAACCATATTTACCGTATGCATTTTCAGGAATCTTGTCTTTATCTTTTGAGCCAAGTTTAGCGACTTTATCTTCGGAGTATTTCTCCTCAACAGCGTCGCCAGCATTCTGCACGTTACCAGAACTGTCCACACTAGATACGCCTGCACCAGTGTCGTAAAACCAAATAGCTCCTCTGCGGTATCTATGCATGCTAGCTAAGTCTTGACTAAAAACGGTTTCGTAACCAACTACCTCTACAGCTCTTACTGGAAGGCTTGCAGCGCAAGGCGGTAAGTTCCAATTAGTATCTAGGTCAGGACGAGACTTGCGATTTCTCGCAGTTATAGTTGAGCCTCTTGTATTTTTGTTTTTTGGTGGGTCCTGTTTTATTTTAGTTACAGGGTCTTTTATGGTTGTGTTTCCTCTAGGTTGCGCAGGCCCAGCTGGGGACGGGTTAGTGTTAATACCAGGGTTTTGACCAAAGCGTTGGTAGCCTCTACCAACGCTTGCACCAACATTAGGTGGCTTTGGTGCTACAGCAGAAGTTTTTTTATTTGGAGTCGGTCTTTTAAATAGTCCAGCCATTAGAATTTAGCCGCCTTTGAAATAGTATCTTGACTTGATAAAGCTGCCTTCAGAGCTGCAGCAGTATCGTTAGGGTTAGTACTTCCATCAATCTTAATTTGAACTCCCCCATAGTTATAGGTGTGACCAGTAGACGCGCTTGAGCTCTTATTGAACTCTCCCATATTTTTTGTTAAATCAGCTAGCAAAGTTTTTGTACTTTCTTTTTCTCTTTCCATCAAAGAGCGCAAAGTTACTCTTCCGCTGCTTTCGCTGTTTCCGTTATTAAACACTGTTGAGCTACTACCAGGTTTAAAGTCAACATCATACTTAGAGCTAGAGCCTGCAAACTTGTAGTTACTATTTTTTCCTTCTCCATGTACCCAAGCAGATTTATTTACTGCAGCAAGGATTGCATCTTTATCGGCACCCTTGCGAAGTGCTTCAACAATTGCAGAGTAACCACGTTCATCTGCCCTGTTTCCTGTAAGAGTTTTTACAGCAGCGTCAATACCTTGGTCCCAGTTTTGATATCTTTGAACAAGTTTATTCTTCTCGCTCATAGGGCCAGAGCCTGGGAGTTTCAAACTTGTATTTAATGGATTAAATCTAGCTCCGTGGTTTCCGTTGTTTGAAAAGTGTCCACCCTCAAATCTAGCCCAGGTCTTTAGAGCATCAATAGAGTCTTGTTTTTCTGGGGCACCCAAAGCTCTTAGCATTGCTTTAGCCCAATCTTCTGGGCTAGATTTATCCCCTAGTCCATATCCCCCAGCTTTTACGCCACCGCCACCAGCACGGAACGGGTAGTTTGCTAGCTCGTGGTTAGGAACAATCTTTCCGTCAGTCTTAGGAACAAAGAGCTCAGGTCCACGCTCACCTACAATGTACGGAGACTTTCCTGCTACGGGTCCACCCTCGGCTTTAAACAATCCTCCAAGAGCACTGACAACTCCAGCTGGGCCAGCAAATGCAAAGTTTCCAGCACTTGCAATAGTGTCTGCAAATCCTTTAAAGAGCCCGCTTAGCTTTAGTACTCCAGTAATTCTATCAAAAAGATTTACAATTCCAGTTATAGTTTTAATAACATTGTTAGCTTGAGTAAACCCAGCAGCGTTAGCATCAGCTGTTTGACCAAGCGTTTTAGATGCTTCTGCAGTTCTATTAGACAAAGATGATACAGCGGCAGTAGTAGCACCAGCTTGTTCAGCTGCTCGTTTACCTTCCGCACCGCTCTTGATGGCTCCGCCACCAGTACGAGCTTTAAAGATAAGACCATCCTCTACTTGCTTACGAAGTAGTGGGTCATTGCCAAAGTACTGGTCAAGCATAGAAGCAAGAGCATTACCAGGCTGTAAAGAGATACGAACATCTTCTACGCTAAGGGCAGCTCCACCAATTTTTTCACGGTTAAGCTTGCGCCAAATCTCATCAATGATTTGTGGCATAGGTTTCATAGAACCATCTTCACCACGAATCTTGATACCAATACCGCGAAGCATGTTAACGTTACGCGCTTGCTGCATAGCTCCGTAGGCACGTGTGGAACCTTCAAGTCCAATACCAGGAGTAAGGTTAGACATAGCAGCATTGCCCATCATCATCTGTTGCATGTTAGGTCCAGACAAACCGTACTGAGCTGCTGTAGCGTAAGCATTAACCGCATCAAATTTATTAGTTGCAGTTCCACCAGCCATCAGTTGCTCTGCAGCAATACGTGCGCCAGCTCTTCCTGGGTCACCCTTACCTATACCAAGGCGACTAAAGATACTTCCACTACCAGCAGTTGCGTTAGGAGCTTGCTGGTAAAAAACCATACGACTAAGAGCAAGCTGATAATCAACAGACTCTTTTGTACCAGGCATTGCCTGCATACCACCAAGTGCTCCCGCAGCCATGGCAGCTCGATAATCACCCCCGCCACCCGAAGGTGTTCTTCCAGTTGGTGGTGGCGCTGCATAGGTTGGATTAACGTAAGGTTGTAAAGCATTCTGCTGAAAAACTAGGCCTGTATTACCGCTTGTTGTTCCCTGGTAATTAACAACACCGTCAGCGTCAACGCTAAATTTTGGGTATGGCGCTACTTGGTTAGTAGCTCCCCCAGCAGTTGAACCGAATTTAGAGGTGGCTCCGCCTAAGGTGTTTACCCATCCGCTAGTGTCTTGTTTAAGACCCTGCATCTGTTGTCTTAACTGGGATATACCTGATGCAATATCAGAGATAACCGAGCCAGCTTTACCGCTTGGTAAATTAAGCAACTGCCTTACCTCCTAACCGTTCTCTTAGAGCGCTCCATCCAGTTAGCTCTTTCTCTAACTGATAGTGCACGTATGTCTGAAAGTGTCCAACCCGTAAAAGTTCTTGTGAGAACTTCAAACTGGTCTAACAGTTCTTCGTAATCAGCTTCGCTATAGACGAAACAAATCTAACAAGGACAGTGGTAGGAAGATTTCTTCTCCACATGCCTTACAAGCCTTGGTCACCTCCCCAAGGCGAGGGCCTGGGTTGCGCTTAAGGATTTCATCTACAATTCTGTTTCTGTCAGCCATGCCTAAAGACAAAGCTGTTCCTGAACCTACTGATGGGTATCCGTCTAGTGAAACAATGCATCCAGATAGTAGTAAGGTATTAAGCTCAGCTGGAGTCTTGTCATAGTTCTCCATCAATCGCTTTTGTGTAATACCGTTAGGTAGAGCTACGGTAACTACCCCAGACTTTGTTTCCATATCCCATGTTCTATCTTCTACTGCATCTTTTAAATAAGTAGTTGGAACATCAGATGATAAATCTAGGGTTGTAGTGTGCTCATCTGAACAGTGGCTACAACGAACCATTAGTTCAGTAGTTTGACCAAAAGTTACTCGTCGAACACCTAGAAGGATTGCATCTCTGTCTCCAGACAGCAATGTGTCTAAGTCATCGTTAGTAGCTTTGTTAGGTCCAATCTTTACTAAACCTCTTGCTAAAAGAACATTAAGAGCTTTGCCTGAAGAACCAGCTTTAGCCACTGCCTCTTCATCCGCTCCAGTAAGTTCTCTAACCTCTGCTGTCATGTGAAGCTCCCCATTTTGGTCAATATGACCTCCTGGAAGTTTTACTTCTGACTCTGAAGGTGCCCGCGTCTTAATGACCGCCGCGGGCTCCTCCATTGCCTGAGCTGCAAATTGTTCGATTAGCTGTGCATCTGTAATGATTTCTGCCATATTATTCTCCTTTTAGTTTTTAATGCTTTTATTATACTGGTCGGTAAGAAGGACGACCACTGCCGCCACCGCTGCTACCGCCGCTGCTACCGCTAGAACCTGTACTTGAACCCGTTGTTCCAATTCCACCTTGTGTATATGAAACTGACAAACCTTCGTGTACAACTGACATAGATTCAAAAAGAATCGCTCCGTCAGCAGCATTTAGGTCTGTGTAGTTAAGTGTAGAAATCCAAGCGTTGTGAACTTTAAAGACCATCTTTTCAACGTTCTTATCGCTTGCACCTGGACCGCTTAGGTGGTCCATTACATAGATATTAATATCTACACGGAAGCTCTTTGCGTTAGTAGCGGTACGAAGACCTTCTCCTGACACTGCGCCAAAAAGACCGCGCATCCATGTTTGAGCTTGGTCGTTACCGTAGATAACTCCACGCTGGAAAGTGATAGGTGTGAATGTGGTCATACCAGGAATCTGATGAACAGTGGTGTTGTAGCCGCCTTCACGATACTGGATAGATTGGGTATTAATGCTTAGACCAGAAATCTGGCTGAAGCCACCAATCCAACCTTCAGACTTACCTGTGGTAGGAAGCTTTGCACTGTTTTGATTAAGGATTCGCTTATCAAATACATCTTGTCCCTTATGTGGCACAAAGTCCGCGTAAAACCTAAACGAACGAAGTGGGTCAGACGCTAATGTAGAGAAGCGATTTATGATACTAGCTTGATTTGGCATTTATTGGGTCTCCTTTACGCCACAGTAACGGTGGTTCCACCGTCAAACTGACCAATTTTAATTACAATGAATTCCGCTGGACGCTGCAAAGCAACACCAACTTCAATATGCACTTCTCCATTGTCAATCAAATACTGAGGATTGTTTTCCCCATCGATTTTAATGAAGAACGCTGAGTCAGGAGTTGCGCCACGAAGGCCGCCTTCTGCCCAAAATGCTGTTAAGAACCCTTCAAGAGTTGCATCAATTCGACGCCATAGAGCTTCGTCATTTGGCTCAAAGATTGCAAATTGTGTTAGGTCTGTAAGAGACTTACGTAGGTAGATAAGTGTGCGACGTACTGGTACGTACTTATCCACGTAACCAGCCTTAAGAGTACGTGCGCCCATAACTACATAGCCGTTACCAGGTACAAACTTAATTGCATTTACTGGAGCAGCAGCTGAGTTAAGAGCGTCAAGGTTTGCATTTGTAAGCTGACGAGCAGAAACAACGCCAGCAAGACGAGCCTGCAAACCAGCAGGAGCTTTGAAAACTCCACGTACTGAATCAGTTGCAGCAATTAATCCAGCTACAGCAGCTCCAGCACCAACAGTTTTTGTTAAACCAGCTGCTGAGCCAATAGTGACTGTTGGGTCTGCAATTACTAATGCTGGGTAGTAAACAGCTGCAAGTGAAGAAGGTGTATAGGTAGCAGCAAGCGCTAGCTGTGTAGCTGGGGTGGTATCTTGACCATCGATTACTACAAACACATCTTCACGGCTAGCCGCATAGTTAATCAAAATATTTACAGTAGCTGCTGCAGTTACTCCTGGAGCGTTAAGTACCAAAGATTGTAGAACGGTATCTAAGGTAGCTGCTGCAGTTGAGTAGTCAGACCCAGCAATTGCATTTCCATTTGAACCTGATGCTAGTGCTTGGTTGGTTACTACTGCTGGGTTACGTGTAGCTCCTGTGTTACCTGAGTTAAGGTCAGTTAGTCTTACATACTGTGAGGAAGCGTTTACAGATGTAATTGCGTAACGGTTATCAGAAAGTGTCATGCTAAGGTCTGTAAAACGCTCAACAACGTTAGAGTCTGTTGTTCCACCAGCGTACACAATTAAATCAAAATAACCTGTAGTAATAGAGTTAACAATACTAACGTTTAGGTTATTTCCCCATGCACCTGGGCTGTTAGCTGCAATTGTTAATGTTGCTGACGGGCTTACAGCACGGTCATTTAATGAACGTGTTGCTAAAACTGCAGCGTTTGCTGCACGTACAATGTACGCTTGGTTTCCACCGTTTGAGAAATACATATAGACACCAAGTGGCAAGTCGTTGCTTGCTACTGAGTTCCAAGAACCAAATGCTGCAACATACTGGCTCCAAGATGTTACTAGAGTTGGAACACCAACTGGACCTCTATCAGCTGCACCAATAAAGGCAGCAACAGAGTCTGAGTTAGCTCCAACAACTGGTTGAATAGGGTTTAGTGTCTCTTCGACGTATACCCCTGGGCGTTGAAATGCCATTAGATAATCTCCTTTAAGTTAGACAGAATGAACATGTGTTACAAGATTTCGTAGACGGAAGGGATATACGAATTGTTTTGAGGAAGGTTAATAATAATTTCCTCAACAGTAGATAGCTTTTTAGCAGCTACTGATGGGGTCATTTCACTAACCACTCGTACTGTGTAAACGTTACGAAGAGTACGGCGATTACCTGTTTCACCGTCTACTGCATCACGTTTTACAAATCCATCTACGAACATAGAACGATAGCCAATTTCTGTGCCAAGTTCATTTGGCACAGCTATCTTTCCGTATTTAGATGGAAACTTATTAAACATCTGATAAAGCAAAGCTCTATCATGGCGAGGATTACGAGCGTATGTTGTTACTTGATACACAAGGTCGTAAGCAACTGGTATCTCATATACATAGGTAAACCCAGCTTCTGGAGCCACTGTTCCCCTATTATCAGTGTCGTATAGGTAGCCAGAGTTTTGGCGGTCATTTGCAGGGATTACATCAATAAGGTCAATTGTTACAAACGGGAATTCTTGTGCACGTACTTCAACATCAGGGTATCCAAACCACACCTTTACTGGGCGTTCGGCGTTTTTTTCGTCCCCTACAAGCATGCCTTGAACATGGCTTTTTAAAGCCAGGTCTTCAGCAACAATAAACGGGTTACCCATTAGAACACCTCAGCTTCCATGACGATTTGGTCTAACACTTCTCCACCTAAAATGGCTGAAGCAACACCCTCTGTGCGATACATGAACTTTCTTAACACGCTCTTAGGAGGGGTTTGAGAATTGCCGTACTCTAAATCTTGGATTCTTTTATCCATGTTTTCTGGATAATCTATATTTAAACTGCCGTTACTTAAAACAACGGAAAGGGAACGAGCCACATCAGCAGGCCATCCTGCAGCTACTGCCAGGTCTCGAAGCTCCAAAGTAAGCTCTTTGGCAGCAGACTCAGCGTAAAGAGTAGCGAGCTCTTCAGAACTATTTATGTCTTTTTGCACGAAGCTTCTTCCCTACAAGATACGATGCTAAAGCTCCAGTCCACACTATACGACTGGCAATTTCTCCAGGGATGTTTTCTGTTATCTGCTCGCGGAATTCGATATCAGACGCTTTGTCTATTTTCTTATTCTCGGGCATGACATCTCCATAGAGTTAGCAAGGTACATCGCAAGGGTGAAGCTTTGAGTCCCGCATGGACTCAGTACTAGGATAAAGCACAAAGGGGCCTTTCGGCCCCTAAGCGATTACTTCTTTTTCTCTCGTTTGTCCTCAGCCTTTTCGCCCTTCTTGCCTTCCTTGGCTTCATGGGCTTTTTCCTTGGACTTAATCTTCTTAATAATTGCATCGTCTTTCTTACGGTCTTCAGCAATTGTGGCTGGCTTCTTCTTCTTGCCGTGAGCCTTGTCAGCCTTTTCAAACTTAGCTTTCTCTTCCTTATCGGTAAGACCAGCTTTCTTAAGCAAGCGGGAGTCCATCTTCTCGTCCTTAGACTTAGTGTACTTGCCCTTCATAAATGATGGTGTAGCCATTACATGCCTTTCTTTCGTACCATAGAAGACTTCTTAGCCTTTGCAGGCGCAGCCTTCTTAGCAAACTTCTTGTTAGCGTCCTTTAGGGACTTCATTCCGTGCTTATCTTTTGGCTTACCGCAGCCGCAGGTAGCACACATTACTTCTTCTTCTTTCGTAGGGCAGCAAAGTCAGAGCCTTCTAGCTTGCCGTCTTTATCAACATCAAGTTTCTTCTGCTTTGGAGACATGCCCTTTGGAGCCGCCTTCTTAGCGACCTTCTTAGCAGCCTTCTTCTTTCCCATACATCCACATGTAGCACACATATTACTTGCTCGCTTTCTTTGGTTTGGAGACCTTCTTTTTGCCAGAACCTGCAGGAACGCAGTTCGGAACTTTCTTGCCACCTTTGTTTTTCATACCTACTTGGACGTATCCATCCCAGCAAGGGTTAGTATCTTTAGCCATATTAATCCGCAATCACCTTTGACCATAGAACAGCTATAGCATTTGCAGATGTTCCTGCAGAAGAAATAGCGTATAACTTATCACCAGCGTTTAGCCACACCTGTGTAGTAGCGGTTGACTTAGGTACCTTTAATCCAAGACTACTGCCAGAGGTAGCTATATCTATATCCCCAATATAAATAGGGTTGTTGTCATCATTAAAGATTAAAACAGCAGTGGGAGGGCACTTCTTTGGGATTTCACAGATAAGCGTAGGACTTGTTCCTACGGTGAACACATCATGAATAACAGCCATGTAGACTCCTTAGTTAGCGTACTGAGCAAATTGAGGGTCGTTGACCATCTCTTCAGGCATCAGCTGAATACATTCTACGCTGAGGATGGTAAATCTGTCAGCAACAATTCCGCGCTCTTGGATAGCATATGGGCGGTATACCTGACCACGCCAGACCACACGGTCACGGTTGTTGATATCTGGGCGGATAATAATGTTAGGTGCAAACTTCTGTACGTCTTCAATG